AATTACAGGATCTTCTCTATCAATTCCATCACGATAAAATCCTACGACATATGCACCTTTTTTTAAATTTGCGGTCTGGTAACTTGCCGCATGACCAGAACCTGATGTAACTGGATATATACACTCTGCCATATCCAGACGAGAATTCTCTACATCTCCAATGTCTCGTCCAAAAATACGCACACGAAATCTTGATCCCCAACCGGGAATTCGTCGAGGATTATCCCATTTTGTTCTTAATTCGTTATCTTTCCAAGTCGCATCGTCAACAATTTGCCCAAACCAAAAATACATTGGTTGTAGGGCTGCGTTCTCTTGATTAAATAAAGTTCCTTGCATCAGTCTTCATATACTCTGCATTCGAGAGCATCTGGATGCATATCACAATATAATTCAAGTGGATTGGGATCATGATCTTCATCTGGATGATTGACTTGATACTGTTCTAATGCATCAAGTTCATCCTCAATATGGCGACGACGTTGCGAATTAATTTCGGGATTATCTAATTCGTCCCGATCATCATTAATATGTTGTTGGAGTGTTTTGGCCATTGCTTTAAATTAGAAAGGTTTTCTTCCTATAGATTCTCTTACTAAGTGAAGTTTAGTAAAAGTTTTATTAGTTGTTATTAAGTGACATAAGTCTACTATCATATATAGACCACCTTTTTTGTGACTAACGGATCTCATATTCTTTGTTGTCATCTCAGGGAAGTCACAATATACAATGTCCCCAGCCCTCAATCCAAAGTCTCCTGGTATTGTCATGGACAATTTTTGTGTAAACAATTGATTATATCTCATCGCAGATTGACGAATGATTGAGTCAATATCGTAATCATTGCTTTTTGACTTTTTAAGTTGCTCTTCCAAATTTGTACCAGGAGGTAAAACTCCTTTTTTATCATATCGAACAACAACACGAGTTGCTTTGTCCTGAAGTCCCAAATCTTTTGCAATCGTAGGGTGCTCTTTGCCTCCCATTTTATCTTCATCTTGTTGATTTTGGTGAGATGTTTCATTTCTTCTTGGTTTATTGTCATAAAAATTCGTCGCTCTCAATTCTGTTCTAAAAAGAGCTCCAGTAAGCAATACCTTTTCTACGTCGATTGCACTATCATAAGAATACTCAAGTATCTTTGCATCATACGCATCTGGAAGATCTGGAGTACGAGTATAAATTAACTTTCTTTTATAATTTTGTCCAAATAACTTATCAATCGATTTAAACTTAAACCCATCAGCAGTTTCAAAAAATAAATATCCTGCACTCTTTCCAGTAGATCCAGTTGGAATGGATCTTTTTGCTAACCAAGCACATTTATAAAATGGTTTTTCAGATCTTCCAAGAAAACTGAATAGATTTTCTGTCTCATCAGTATCAATAACTTTTGGAGTCTTCAATGCATTTTTAAGTATTGATTCAATAGAATCTGATATTTTTCCATCGTATCTTTTTGTAACTCTTGTCTCAACAAGTTCATTATCCAAACATTCTTTTGACCACAAATCAATCATATAAGACAATGTATTTGTTTCAATCGCATCATGAATGGATTTAATTCTGAGTTGACTGTCTCCAGAAAATTTTAATTTCTGTCCATATCCATCTTCCATTTCAAGAGAAACTTCTTCTCCACCAGTCAATTTCAAGTCTTCCATTTCCAAAACAGAGACACTTTGTTCACCTATTCTATCACCAGAATCGACCAATATTGTGCTCACACGAACTGTGTTGTCCAAGATACTTTCATAATATTGAAGTTGTACGCATCCCAAAGAAACATCTAAAGTTTTTCCTTCGTTTGAAGTAATTTCAAACTTGGATATATCACATTCCTTAGCAGCAATATTGGGAGTTTGATATGTCATGCGATAAACGGTATTGTACTATTTACTCCAGGAAAATCAATGCTTAATGCAGACGCAGTTGCTTGAGTAGGTCCTGAAACTTCTTTTAATAAGATTTTTTCCACCATAACGAATGTAGTTTCGCCTCCAGCAGTTGCATATGATGGTTCCATTGCAATTTGTTGTGCAGTATCCATAATTTTTGGTTTTGATGATGCAACTTCGGCAGATGATGGTTTTTCTAAAGATGTTGCTTGTTTTTTTGATTTTACTATTTTTGTTTTCTCTTCTTTTCTCGTGCTAAAAGGAGCATTTTCACTATATCTACTAAGTGGATTAAATTTTCCAGTTATTGTTCCATTCCATCCAGTCCCCGTTTCCCAGTGCAAGTGTGGACCATTAGTTCTCCCAGTAGATCCCACCATGCCAATAATATCACCCTGTTTAAAACTTCCAGTTTTAACTTTTTCTGGCATATGACCATATAAATGATATATCCCCCGATTATCTTTAAACACCAAATAATATCCCCATCCACCAGGATCTTCACCAGATTCGATCACTCTACCATCAGATATTGCACGTAATGGAGTTCCAGATGGAGCCGCCAAATCTGTTCCTCCATGAACACCAGTTGTCCTCAAGTCACCAAATCTTCCAGTAATAACTGGTTTTATTTTTCCAGGTTGAACATACTTATAAGATGCTCCAGTTAAAGTTGCAATAAAAGCTCTATTTTTTTGTTCGTGGGGATTGTCTGGAGTGTATGCATTTCCTACAATTGGTTTACTATAAGCTGCTCGTTCAAATTCATTATAAAAAAGACTTGCTGCTTCTTCTGGAGTTGTAGTTTGTTTTAATCTATTTCCAGTTCCCATTTCATTTAATTCAAGAGCAATCATTTCTGCTTGAGTAGATCTTTTCATAGGATCTTTTCCTTTAGATTGTGCCCAAGTGGTTAATCTTGACCACCTATTATCATCCCATTGAGCCATTCCGTGGAATCCACCTTCAGGTGCATATGTTCTTAAACCACTTTCACGAAGTAAGTTTGCCACAATTCCAATTGCTGCATTTCTTCCATATAATTTTGAAAAATAATCAATCAATTCATTTGCTGCGTTTTTAGTATCTTCGGAAATTTCTGCAGGTGGAACTTCACCTCCAGCTAAACTTGCTTGCTTTGTTTTTAAAATTTCACCAAATATTTTTGCTAATCTACCTTCGATGCTATTTTGAAAAAGATTCGCTAAAGAAAGTCCAATTTGCTCCACACTTGTCCCCTTTCGTGTAATCCCTCTGGTAACTGTCCCACCTTCAGCCATTGCAGCAATTGTGCTAGCAATATTTTCAACAGATGTATTTGCTTGTGCATTAATGCTTGGGGATAACATATATGCTAAAGAATCACCAAAGGTTCGATAAATTCTTTTATCTGGTTTTTGTCCCATTGCAATATCAACGGCAGCACCCATCAAAGGACCAATAAGAGGAACTTTACTCAATGTTGATGAAGTTAACACCAAAGTGTTTAATGGTCCTGGTGTTTTTGGATCTTTTGATGATGGGAATATAGTTTCAATTTTTTCTCTGCCACCAATGTCTTTACCGGGATTACTAATCTGCCTATAAACGATTGGAATTTTTTTAGTTTCTACTTTTTGAATTTGTCTACTGACTGGTCCACTTACAGGTCTTCCTGCTCTTGGAACATTTCCACCAGGGACCATTTTTCGAACATAACCACCAGATGCCTGTCGTGGAACTGGAGTTTTTTCTTTGGGTGGTTTATATAAACCTAAAGTCATGATCGAATTGATCATGTCTTTGAAACCGACTATGAATTTATCAAATGTTTTTTGGGCATCTTTACCGCCCAGTTCATCTACTTTTTGACGAAGATCATTTTCGAATTTGTACCCACCTTCAATTATGCCAGCAGCAAGATCTACAGTTCCTCTAATGATATTACCAAAAGTATCCATTGCAGCGGGAAGTTGCTTCACGACTCCTATTAATGCAGGAAAATTGTTAGAATAATTTGTAAAGAGATATCCTAAGAAAGTATATCCAATAAAGTTTTGTACACTATCAAGAAAACCAGTTTTTGGTAAACCAGGAAGATTTAGTTTTGATGCTTCTTTTGGTTGTTTTTGCTCCAATCTTCCTTCTTTCTTTTCTCTTTCTTCGTTTTCTTTTCTTGTTTTCTTTTGCTTTTTAGTTTTTTCTTTTACTTTTTTAGTATTGTTTACCAGTTTATCTACATTAATAAGTTTCTTTTTAATTTGAAAGTTTAGAAGATCATCGATTTTCTTATCATAGGAGGCCGCCATTCTTTCACCTGTGGAAAGTTTTGCTGGTGGTAATAACTTCTGAGGATTTATTGCCATGATTTTATGGTACTATTCCGTAGATCTGAGCATTTTCCATTCTACGATTTCCAGGAGCAACTGCAGAGAATGAAGGAACTTCAGATCCTCCTGCTCTTGGAGTTGGCATTGAAGCATTTTGTACTACTGGTGGAAGAGTAATCATATTTGTTTTACTTCTTGATGGTGGAGTTGGCATAGGACCTTTATAATCACCTCTTTGAATGGCACTTTGAAGATCTCCACCAACTGGTTTTGGACTCAACATATCGCCAACTACGGGCATGACTGCTAATCTAATATTTGATTTTACAGCAGCGGTTGTAAATGTTCTAAAAGATCTTGATGCAGATCTTCCCATTGTTGGAATTGTCGTCGCAAACGATCTTAAAGGTCTTTCTACAGCCTGACGAATCGCTGGTGTTGGTCCAGTCTTCACCATATTTGGAGTAAATGCTTTGAATGGATTCCACCCACGATATCCAGTAGCACCAGATTTAAATGCTTTATCGCTTCTAGTAATTTGTTTAGCGTCATCCCCAAGTAAAGTTGTTGGGTCTGGATTTTTCATAAAGTATTGCTTTATTCCACCAAATTTTGCTTGATTTTCATTTGGCACTCTAACATCTCTACCTTTGTTCCACCAATTCATTAATTGTCCAACCATACCACCGTTCTGAGCCAATTGAATATTATTTGCAAATTTTGGTTTGTTTGCGTTTGGACCACCAAACATTCTATTCAAATTAAGAAGATTACCAGCACCAATTGCTCTTACAGCAGCACGATTCATTACAACTTCGCCTGGTTGCAATGCAGTTAATTGCGTATCAGGGCCCGCACCAGAAATTTTCAAACCAGTATTCTTATCGATAAATCCTCCAGATTCAAATAATTTAGGAAATAGTCTTGGAGATCCATCAGGATTTCTTCCATATGGAGCTTCTTGATTCTCTTTTACTTCCTGTGCGGATTTTTTCTTAGAATTAACTTCTGGTACACGTCCAGGTGCAACTCCAGGTACAGTTCCTTCATATCCAGTTAATCTATATTCTTTTCCAGTTACCTCCCGCATCTTTGCAGCACCAAGTTCACCAAGAGCAGTTACTCCCGCAGCAGCTGCAACTAATGGAAATCTAAATGCAAGTTTTGCAATTTCACCAAGAACAGTTCTTATAAAATTTCCTAGTGGAGTAAAAAATGCTACTGCTGTACCAAGTAAAGCAGGCCAAAAATCTTTAACAAACTGACCTAAAGCAGCGACTTTATTTTTATTCTCCGGGTTCGCTAACCAATTCAGTGATTCATTAATTCCTCTACCGAGAAAAGTGTAAAATAGATAATTGTAGATTGAATCGAGTATTCCTCGAACTGGAGCAAATAATTTTTTAGCTGCAGATACAACTTTTTTTGCACTTGCTTCTAAAGATTCTTCTCTTTTTCTTCTTCTCTTATTTTCTTCGTCCTTTCTATTTTCCTCTGCTTCTTTCGTATCATCTTTACTCTGATCACTCAGATTGTCTGAGATTGATTCAACAGTTTTACTGATGCTCTCTAAAGATTTTACGATTGGGGCATATCCAACTCCCCTTGCAGTGGGAAGAAGTTTCTGTCCTATTCTTCCAACAGATGTTATATTATTGACGTTGATTGCTTTTGTTTTAAAACGACCAACTTTTCCACGAATTCTTTTTCGTTCGTTTGCAAGAATTGCTTGTTCTTCCGCAGGTAAAGTATTTTTCCCTTTAACTTGCGCTTCTTTTAAAAGGATTAAATACGTATCATAATCGAGGTCAAAAGCCTCCTCAAGACCAATTAGTCTTAGAATTCTAGCATCAATAGTTTCTGTAACTAATTGGTCACGCATTTTGTTGTTGCTTAAGTCTCTCTTCTTCTAAGTGCTGTTGTAGCAAACCAACGTAGATGTCTCGTTCCCAAGGCATCATGTTTTCTATTTCAGTTAATGAATATTTATGGTACTGAATAAGAGAAAAATTAAGTTTATAGTATGAGGCTAGATCCATGTGGACCAGGCCTATGCGAAAAAATTGGAAAGACCCTCCAGAACCACTTCGCTCTCTACACCACTCTTTGGATTTTTAATCTTTACTGTATGAGACAATTTGGGCATTGTCTCAAAGAACTTTTCAATCTGCTGGAACTGTGCTGCATTCATTTGATCAAGAAAATCTATTAATTCTTTCTGAGTTACATCAGAAGAACTCCAAACTTCATCTCCTTGATAGATCTTATCGATACACGAAGCAACAAGATCAAATGATTGATCCATTAAATTTGAACCAGAGAAATCAAAATTATTTTTAATGAATTGTTCCAATGATGGATACTTCATTTCCATCATGATTGAGTCATCAACTTCAATTTGTTTGTTATGATCTTTGTTCTTGACAACCTTAATGTCATCTACAGAAATTGTCACAGGAACAGTAATATCTTCATCGTCGGGGCAAATGACGTTAACTTCAATCTCTTCTCCTACAGATTTGCCACGAATATTAAGGAAAAGATATTCGATATCAAAAGTTGGAAGTGATTCAATCTTCACTCCTTTTGATAAAATGCAGTTTTTGATGACAGTTTTGATTGCTGTCGAAATTTCTTTCATGTTCTCCGATTCCAGTGCGAGAACAAGAAGTTTTTCTTCTCTGACTAAAAATGGTCTGTATTGAATTGTTTCTCCAGTTGAAGGCAAATCCAACTCATACGTTGGCGTAGAAATCTTAGGTAAAGGCATGATGTATTATGATGTATGTGAGTATTTATTATGCGTTTGGAGCAGTCGAAGTAATACTTCCTGGCAAATCGTTCAACCCAGCAGTAACTTCGTTTTCAGAGTAAGCATAATCATTTTCGATCAAATATTTGGTGTAAGCAAAAGATACTGTGCATTTAAGTAAAGTGGAAGAATCATAAGAAACTGGCATTGAATTAATGCTTATTGGAAAAGCTTTAAAAAATTGATATCTTAATGTTGATGAACTTTCTACACTTCCAACCGATCTTTCAAATTTTGTAATGTAAAGAGAATCCGTTTGATAATCTTTTGGAAATCTCATTCTATAGTTATATGCTGCGGATTTAAAATTTCCTGCAACTTGCTCATCCGAAATATATGATATCCAACCCTCAAAAAAATTAATTACTGAATAATCATGCCCAACGTAAAAAGTAAAATCTGCTCGATCATCATATGATCGACGATATGCATGTCTTTCGGTTACGCCAGTATAATCATTATTGATTTCATTTGTGAGTAATGAAGACCCAGGTAAAGATGCTTCAGAACAAGACAACTGCAAAGTTTCGTTTACTGAATTATAACTTATCCCAGCTAACCCGGCAGATTGTTTTTGCTTTAACCAATCATCTAAAGTAATTCCAAGTTTTCCTTCAAATCCTCCAGGTATTCCAAATTCACAAAGAAAATGTGAAGTTAGAGCAGGACGAAGTAGTTTAGCCTTTAATTGACTTACGGTTACCTTTGTAGGTTGTACTGGCATCTATAAATAGATTTACTTATATATTATGTATATGGGTAATGGCAGAAAGTATTAAGAGTCGCTATCAACCATCATATCCCAATAAGTACCAAGGTGATCCAAACAATATTGTTTGCAGGAGTAGTTGGGAACGGGTGTTTTGTCGCTGGTGTGATTTGAATGAGAATATTATAGCATGGGGATCCGAAGAAATTCGTATCAAATATTATGATCCTGTGAGAAAAAAAGTTAGAACTTATTTTCCAGATTTTATCATCAAAGTCAAAGAAAATAATGGACAAATTAAAAAATATATTATAGAAATTAAACCCAAAAAACAAACTCGCCCACCTAAACCACAGGCAAGAGCAACTAAGTCATATATTAATGAAATTTATACTTATGCAACCAATGAAGCAAAGTGGAAGGCTGCAGAAGAGTTTTGTAAGGATCATATGATTGAGTTCAAGATCATCACAGAAGACGAACTCGGAATCAAGTAATGGCATCTTCAAGAGTCGAAAAATTAAAAAGAAAACTCGATGGTTCTGAAGATGCAGAACTTATTATGATGAATATTCTTGAAGTTTTTACAGAATCTGAATTTATTCCTGACGTTGGCAAATATTATACCT